AAGGATTCCAAAAAGATATTCTCTATCATGCCAACCAACAATTAAACCAAATAATGCGAATCCAAAAATAAAAATCATAATATTTCTCCTTTTTACTGCTTATAAGCAGTTTTATATTTATCACAAACGAATCGTGCGGCTTTGCGCAAACAACCATTTTCATCATCATAGCAATGACAATTTATTTTACATGTTTTTTCAACTCTTTCTGGATTTACAATCGATCCCATTGATACCATCGGACCTCTACGGACTTCTTTAGTAATCATTTGCGGAATGTCGATCGGATTTGTGTCAAAATCACATTCTGAGTTAAAATCTGTACAAGTTACACATGTATTCAATTTTTCAAAACAGTTAGGGCAAATAGTATGGTTTTCATCAAAGATTTTTTGGGTTTTAATGATAATTTGTCCACATATATCACAAGTATCAGGTTGCTGTGTACTAAAGTTTGCGCAGTAAAATTCATCTGGATTTTTAATCAAGAATCTATGATGAAAGCACATCAGTCCTGCGGGCACATGAACGAGCAAACCGCAATTTTTACAATAATTTGTTTTCATTATCGTTTTCTATCCTCCTCAACTTCTTTTATTTTACGATTATATTCTTCGATAGAGTATTCAACGGTAGAAGCTGGAGAGTTTGGAAATAACTTTGCCTCAAGCATATCATCGGTATAGGCCGTTACAAGAGTTTGCATGGCTTCTATATAGGTACATGCAATAAGCGAACCATAAACAGTCTCTGGTTCATTATCTTCATCAAGAATAATAACTCGATAAATAAATTCATATTCTTCTGGCATATTTTACTCCTTTTAAGTTATTGAAAAGAAAAGATATGTTCCAATAGAACTGGTTTCATAAAGCTCTGGAGCAAGTCGATTAAACTCAGTGGAAATTTCGATTATATCATCTTCTGTTGGAGTGGTAGAGCCAAGAGGATCAATACCAACATCGCTTAAAGACTGAAGAATCTTTCCGAAAATAATTTCATCATTTTCTTCATAACAGTTGGTATAAATAATATAATCGCTATCATACAATTTTGGATATTTTCTTATATCGGCTTGGGTGACCGCAAATCCAAGGGCGATACCGGCTTTAAAATCAACGCTCATATTAGATACCTTTTACCTTTCTAACATTATACTAATCGAGGATATTAGCTAAATCATCATCGTTTATATAGGTTTTTCCCATAAAATATCATATCCTTTCTTACTTTCTATAAATATTATATAATATTTTTTAAGAAAAATCAATTAGAGTTTTAATTAACTAGATAGATTTAAAATATTAGTATAGGTCAAAAAAGACAAAAAATTATTTAATAATCTTTAAATTCTAACGAAGGAAACTTTTATAATCGGTTTCCGACGGTTTTTAACGAAAACCAAAAATTCCAAAAGCAAAGGAGACAAAAAATTAATATGGAACAGCAAATTAACAAAATAATTTATTCATTACATATTATGAATGAATTGGTCGAAATGGGCAATATCCCAATAGGTATTATGCCGAATCCTAAAAATCCCAAATATAATTGTTGGATTTTTGAGGTTACAGATAAGTTTAAAGAGGATTTAAACGTCGTTTTGGGAGGTAAAAAATGAATGAAGGAAGAAGTTTTATTTTTTATCCGGAATGGCGTGAGTGCGTTAATAAGATCGCAGATCCTGAGGATCGGTATGCATTACTGCAAATGATTATGGACTATGGTTGCGCGGGTGAGTATTCAAAAGATAATGCGATTATGGTCCCAATATTTGAAACTTTAATAAAACCTAAAATAGATTATGCTCAACAAAAATATCAAGAAAAAGTAGAAAATGGTAAAAATTATGGTCGAAGAAAGAGAGTAGATGACGAGACGGTTAGGGAGTTGGCGAGAGATGGCAAGTCCGCGAAGGAGATAGCTGACTTCTTTGAAGTTTCTACAAATGCGATTTATCATAATGAAGGATGGAAAAATAGATTTAAACAAAATTTGTAAAAATTGCTCAATAGTTACTACAAAAATTTGTAGTAATATAAGGTGATTTTCTACAAAAATTTGTATTTTTGTGGTGATAAAAGTATTAAAAAATTTGTAGCAAGATTTCTACAAATTTTTGTAGAAAATATAAAAATTAGCTACAAATTTTTGTAGAAAGTATTGTGATTTACTACAAAAATTTGTAGCAAAAATTTGTAGTAATGTTGTATTTTTAAATGTTTACTACAAAAATTTGTAGTTTGCTCTATTACTATACAAAAACTACAAAAATTGTCACTTCGTTCCAATTTTAGTAGTTTATAGGAAATACAAATTTTGTCGCTTCGCTCCAAAATTTGTATTTCTACCGTGCGATATTTCATTCGAGCGGGAGGAGAAGCGAGGGTCCAAGAAGGGATTTAGAAAAATGAAATGAAAAATCGCCCAAGGAACAAATGGAAATTTGAAATGAAAAATCCGTAATTGATTTTTTATTTAATTTTTGATATAATTATTTTAAAGATAAAAGTTAAATAGAAATGAAAGGAGAATGGTTATGCCCGAAGATTTTTCAAGGCGAAGAGGTAATGTTGGAAATTATCATGGTACGCCGGTTTATGTTGTAGAACGAGATGAGTATAAGCCCACTGAAAGAGATGATAAGGCTTTTCTTGTTATTAAGAATGGGTCTTATGGAGATATGTATTTGGTTTATAAGAATCGAATTATTGGAGAGTGTACTCGATATGGACAGGTGACAGAGTTTAATAATTTTCTTCCTTGGTTTGATTCTAAGGAGCCGGCAAAAGAGGTAAAAGAAGAGAAGTTAGAGAAGACTAAAGCGCATAAGGCAGTTAAAGAGCCGGAACCTAGTTATGAGGTTGAGATTAATTTTGAGAAGATGATGGCGCCGATTGACGATTTTTTGAAATGGGCAGGGGAGAGAGATATTTAAGGAGGATGAAAGTCCTCCTTTTTTATTGTCTTTTGGAGAAAGTTAAGAAAAGGATAGGAGGAGTAGAGAAAAATATGGATGATATAGGAGAATAATAGGGCGGAGAATAAAGGGTATTAAAATGATTGAAAGAATATAAAAGGTTGGAAGAAATAGAGAAAAAGTATGAGAAATGAGAGGAAAATGGAGAGATAGAGAGAATGCGAAAAATGGAAGAAAATTGAGACAAAGAAGAAAATTGAAAAAATAGAGAGATGGGGTGGCCCGGCCGGTCCCCAACACTGTGTCACAATTTATCGAGATCGTTATCGTTTTTAAAACTCTCTCCCTTCTTCTATGATCATAGCTACGCTATTCTCATTGTCAATTTTTGCAATAAAAAATACCTCGCATGAAAACTTGTTCATGCGAGGCAAAATATAAAAATAATCGTGGCTTTTTTAATTACAGAAGCCCGCTTGATTTAAGAAAATCCCCAATCGGATCTCCTTTTGTTGAGCCTTTATCTTTCGGAAAGAGCGCAGAAAAGGAAGTAAGAAGCTGCTTTGCCTCTTTCGCTGCTGCATCAAGAGTCTCAATCAATACATCACCGAGTTCATCAGAATTCTTACTCAGATCAACCAATCCGCCGAACTCAAGATCCGGATAATAATCATGCACAAATTCCATTGTTTCATGAGCTACCTGATTTGCACGCCTTTTCTTCTCTTCAGCTTTCTTAGCGCTATCCTCCTGGTACTTAATTTCATCTACAGCTGCATTAAGGTTTGTTATAAATTCCTGCGCGATTGCGTCTGCATTCCGACCTTCCTGAAGCATTGCTAAAATTGTTTCTTTACTCATCATAATATCTTTCTCCTTTTGGAATCATTTTTTTCTTTATCTTATGTATATATTATAACAAAATTTTTTTAAAAAATCAATCGCGGATCTTTTGATTTAGATTGCGCCCGGAAATTTTTTATTTTTTTATATTGTATCAAATTTTTTTACAAAAGTCAAAGACGTACTCACGATCGATAACTTTTGCTCTTCTGGATTAGCTACAGAGTAGCTACGCTATTACCTCAGAAGAGAGCGATGACCAGAAAATTTGAAGCATATGAGGTGGCGCCGATCCCACGGTGAGCAAAAACGAGCCATATGAGGCGTCGCTCCGGACGCCGGGCTAGGTCCGCCCGGAGGTTTCGGGTTTCGGGAAAATGGGCGCGCATATGAGACCGACCTACAGTGAGCAAAAAATTCGCATATGGGGGTCCGACCGGAAGTTCGGGCCGCTTCGCTCCCGAACGGCCCGTTGATTCAGCGCAGTAGTAACGCGTTACTTCGTTAAAGTGTTACACTTCAACGCGCTAAAACGACGTGCGCAAGCAAAAGGCTGGGTGTCATTACACCCAGCCCGACCTCAATCTTCTTCTTCATCCTTATCCCTAAACCCCTGCTCAGGGCAGTCGCGCCAAGGATTCCGCAACATGCAACCCCCATCTGCGTAGTAAGGGCAGTCCCAATTATCATCAATGCAATCCCAATCAACTGGCTTTTTCATTTCTTTTACCTCTCTTTCATTTGATACACTTATTTTACCATGAAAAAAACATCGTTGTCAAGAGAAAAATCCCAATTTCTTGGGATTTTTTCTTTATTTTTTCGGTTTTCGCTTCTGAACAAGCGTAAATTCATAGGTTTCATCCCCAATTTGGAAAGAAATCTGTCTTTCTGCATTAGTAATTGTAACATTTTCATAGGAAATTTCGGAATTTTCCTGCAAAAACTGTGCAATTTGGGCAATTACACCAGATTTTGTGGTGTTTTCTTTCTTTTTTTTCTCGAATTTATAGGTTGTGGGCTTCTTTGTGGTAGTTTTTGTACCAGTCTTAGTGTTCGCCTTAACTACCTTTTTCTGTTCTTCTGTCAAGTCATTTGTGACTTCCTTCATTGACATTTTGTCAACCTCAAGGTCATCCATTACAAGGGCAAGTGCTTCATCTCTGGACAGACCTAAAACTTTCATCTGTTTGGAAACTTCCTTTTCAATCTGTTGTGGTGTCATTTTATCGACTTCCTTTCTTCATTTGATACATTAAGTATAGCACACAATTCTAGGTCTGTCAAGAGTTTTTTAAACTTTTCCCCTACGGGGAGGGGAGGATTACTCCTCCTCCTCAATTTCCGCAAGCTTGAAGTAAGCTTTTCTCTTTTCCTCAAATCTGATAACTTTACCTTCATCTTTGAGCTGTCTAACAAGGGCTGTTACCTTCTGGTTTGCTAAACCTTCCAGTTCCGGAATTTCCTTCATCATCTGGGAGATTGTAGCGGAAGCACCGCCTGCAAGATGAGTAAGGATAACATTTTTCAGACCTTCATTAGCAGTCTGGGTAGCAGTCGGCTTGCGCTCTGCTGAATTTTTCTTAATGGTCTGCTCAAGAATTTTCTCAAGCTTTGCAACTGCTTCTTCATTGCCTGTTGCTCTAACTGCTTCGATTGCGATTTCAAGGGCTACTTTGTTTGTCATTTTGTTGTTTGTCATGGTATCTACCTCTTTCTTTCTTTTTTTTATTTGTTTTCTTTGTTCTTTATGTATTTATTATATCATGGGTTATTAGGTTTGTCAAGCTTTTTTTTTTATTTTTTTGGGATTTTTGTTTGGGGATTCAATCCCCAAACATTTCCTTTACTTTGATAATTCTCTCATATTCAATATCAAAATCTCTCCATTCTCCAGAAGGTGAATAATAGTAATGCCCAGCTGATGGGGTCAAATCATTGTAGTTATCAAAAGGATTAGAAAGACCTTCTTCCTCTCCCCAATACTGGATAAACAAAGCGGCTTCTTCGGTTTTAGTTCCGATGAAATAAGCATCTTCTAATCTCTCAACTGAATTACCTTCTTCATCTGCTAAAGTGAACTGTCCAATAACCGCATTCAGCGCAAGCTGAAATTCATAGTTTCTGCATTCATCTTCATCATTGAATCTTGCTCCATCATTGGCTTCATAGTAAATTACTTCCTTCATTTTATCAATTCCTTTCTTCATTTGATGTAGTTATTATATCATGGATTCGGGGTTTTGTCAACCCCCAAATCCAAACTTTTTAGCGATTTTTTTGCATCTTGCAATTCTCGCTTCTTCATTTCCACTTTCCATCTGGAAAGCAGTGTATTTCACTTTGTAAGGAAGTCCAGAAGCAACTGCCTCTGCATAACTTGTGGTTTCAACTCCATTTACCAGATAAGATACTTTTGTCATTTTACATTTCCTCTCTTTCTTCATTTGATGTAATCATTATAACATAGATTTGAGGGTCTGTCAATAGTTTTTTTAACTTTTCTCGATTTTTTCTTCTTGCTGACCGCTTTACCATGTGGGCGTCTTTTGCCCTGTTCCGATTATGAACACACTTTGCATTGATATCCCAACAGGTAAAACCTATCATTGTTTCTCTCTTAAAAGCATCCATTGTTTATTCCCTCCTTTACTTTCTAAAGAAATTATACCAAAATTTTGGGAAAATGTCAATTGTGCACTTTTACCAAAAATCAGGGAGAAATTTTGTGCAGACTGACTATTGACGAAAAAACCGGCCGTCGCATGCGACCACGGCCGGCCAATTATACCACATCTTCTGGAATTTGTCAAGTGGTAAAATTATACAAAAAAAAGAAGCCCGAAGGCTTCTTTAACTGTAGAAGTATGCGGCTTCTCTTATCTCCTCTCCTGTGCACTCCACATGGCACATGTCAGTTGCGTACGCGGCAACTCCTACCCAACTTCCGGGCTTACATCTTGCATTTGCGAAATGTTTAGCATCTTGAGCCTTTTCATTCTCAATCATTCTTGCAAGCGTTAAAGAAGTATTTACCAAACCATAAACATCCATTTTATTTCCCTCTCTTTCTTTTTGATACTGTTATTATACCATAGCGTAGACTAGCTGTCAACCCCCTTTTGGGGGAAACTGAGGATTATTCCTCAGTTTCCTCATTGCTTTCCGGAAGATTAGCAAGGTAGAAATATACCTTTCTCTTTTCCTCGATTCTGATAACTACCCCATCTTCCTTGAGCTGTCTAACAATAGCGGAAACCTTCTGGTTAGACAGACCGCTGAGGCTTGCCACACCCTTCATGATTTCTGTTACTGTTGCTCTCTTACCATCGGACAGGAAAGCGATAATGTCAGTCTTAAGACCTTCATTAGCAACCTGCGTTGCTGTCGGCTTTCTTGATGCAGAGTTCTTCTTGTTAGTCTGGTAAAGAATGTTTTCAAGCTTTTCAATAGCTTCCTTGTCAGGATTTTCCTGAGCATACATAAGGTCGATTGCAATTTCCAGTGCCTTCTTGTTTGTCATCTTATTTGTCATAGTATCAATTCCTTTCTGGTTTTTAGAACTTTTTCCTTGTTCCTTTTGATGTTTTTATTATATCATGCTTTGAAGTGTTTGTCAAGAAGTTTTTTTTATTTTTTTTTGAGATGGCTCATCCGACCGCCAATTACAACCTATCCAAGTTCGACTGTTAGGAAACTCATTTCCCTTCTTGATGTCTTTATTATAACACTTCTTATTTAACTTGTCAAGAGTTTTTTTTTTTTTATTTTTTTTCTTTTCTCTTGGAAGCCTTTTCTCTTCCCTCTTGACATTATTATAATACCACATCTGCCCCAAAAACACAATCGGCAAACTGCACAAATTTTGGGAAAAATATTTGTGCAGTTTTTTCGCCGGTTTTACTTGACAAAATGCTGAAGCCTGTGGTATAATCGAAATTCTGGCCGCGTCAGTGGAAAGCGGCCAGCCCAATTATCGGGCTGGCTTTAGGCTTACAGCTGATAGCCTAAGCCTTTCAGCAGGTCAATCAGCTGTTCACTCTTGGTGTACTGACGATGGTTCGGAATGAGTACAGCGGCTACTACCTCAGCCTTGTATCCAGTATCGAACTCCGGATCATCCAAAGCCTCCTGAGGAGTCATGGACTGGATACGGTTGATGATGGTCACGTTGCCATCTGCGTCATTCGCATCGAGGAAGTCAGCCGCCTCAAATGGGTCAGCGAACAGTGCGTTGTATTCAGCTCCATTGATTGTCATGTAATATTTATCTACCATTTTCATTACCTCTCTTTCATTTGATAAGACTATTATAATGCCTACGTGCCATTTTGTCAACCCATTTCGGGAAATTCGTTTAAAAAATTTTGCACAAAGATTTCCAAAAGAAAAACTCTGAACTATACAAACTGCACAAAAACCGCCCAGCGCAAGCGTAATCGGGCGGCTCAATTATACTCCACCTTTTGGATTTTGTCAATAGGCAAAATGCACAAAAATTTTGATTCGTCATTTTGCACAAAAAAAAGACTTTAACAAGTTAAAGTCTTTTTAATCTCATTTAAACCAGCTGTAAGGTGAAACGGTTTTCATGCTTCAACAGATGCGCCTGTATTGCGCTTTTACCCTTTGCAAGAATCTCACCTGTTTCTAAATCCAAAAGAATGTTATCTGCATTTTTGTCGATTACCAAACCGAAATGTTTCATGTTTTTATCTCCTTTGCGCTTTTCCTATTTTCTGGTTTTTCGCCCCCTATTTTCTGGGGGCGCTCAAAACTACTTTGTATTTTGTATCATGGAAATGGAAAACAAACTCTCTTTCTGGGTTTGCAACTTCATCAACCACAATTCCCAAACTATCAGACAATGCTTGAATCATAGTTGAAACCAGTTCTTCCTTGTCTGGATTCTTTTTCTTTTCTCTCTTAGAAGTATCAAACTTATAAGCTGTCACTTTCCTTTCAACCTGTCTTGCTTTCTTGGAAGCTTTTTCCTGTTCCTTAGATAAATCAAAAAGCTTTTCGCCTTTATCTATCCGCTCATCATCCTCAATCAACTGGATTGCTTCCTCTCTGCTCAAACCGAGCAATTTCATTTGCTTTGCAATCAACTTTTCATCCATGCTGATTATCTCCTTTCTTTAGTTTATACCTTATTCTATCACAGCCGATTGAGATTGTCAAGGGGAAATTTTCATTTCCCCTTGATTTTTTTTCTTTACTCTTCTTCCTTAGAAGAGTTGTAAGCGAAATACGCTTTCCGCTTTTCCTCGATTCTTACAACCAAACCATCATCTTTCAGCGCTCTTACAAGTGCTGTGACTTTCTGATTTGCAAGTCCTTCGAGTGCCGGAACTTCTTTCATCAGTTCCGAGATTGTTTTCTTTGTTTTTGTAGTAAAAAGATAAGTGAGAATGGATTCTTTCAGACCCTCATTTGCGGTCTGAGTTGCTGTTGGCTTTCTCTCAGCCGAGTTCTTTTTAACAGTCTGCTCAAGAATCTTTTCCAGTTTCTCGATAACCTCTGCATTAGGGTTTTCCTGAGCGTTCATAACCTCGATTGCGATTTCCAGTGCCTTTTTGTTAGTCATTTTGTTTGTCATAATACCTACCTCTTTCTTTCTTTTAATTTTTATTTTGTTTTCTTTATGTATTTATTATATCATAGGGTTTTATGTTTGTCAAGACTTTTTTTATTTTTTTTCTTTTTTTATTTCACTCTTGACTTTCCTTCCCTTGCTACTCTTTAATGATACCACAGGTTGACTTGTTTGTCAAGCTTTTTTTTTTTATTTTTTTTCGCCGTCCTTGTGGGCTTGTTTAAGCCCACAACTTCCGAACCATTTTCTTGTGCTGTTTAAAACAGTATGCAAGAATTTCTTTTTCAATTAAAACATCTTCCAAACCAGTGTGGTTTTCAGAAAATTCATTGTTTTTTGAAATAAATCTGTAAAGGATTTCAGCGGTAAATCGAAGTCTGCCATTTTTGGTTAAATAACCATTTTCTTCACAAAATTTCTGATAAGTTGGCATTTTTCCAATAACCTGTCTTGACATTTTCAAAGTATCGCAAATTTCAGTTCCATAAGGAAAGAAAAACCTATATTTGGATTTTGTCAACCATCTTTGAGTATTGTTTAAAGTTCCATAGTCAAAACGCATGTTGTGCGCATACACTTCCTTGACTTCATAAAGTTTCATGTCATCCGCAAGCTGTTTTCTGATTTCATAGAAACTTGCAACAATTCTTTTACCCTCTGCAATTTCCTTTTTATACATCGGAATTTTTTTTGCATAATAGCTTGACTGCATCAGTTCTTTTTCTTTGTTAAAAATTTCATCAACAACAAAACTTCTCACTACATACACAAAACCCCTTTTATCAACTACCGCCCAACCCACATCATAGGAAAACATATTGCTAGGAAGTACACCTTCCAAAGTTTTGTCAAGCGGACAACTCTCACAATCTAAAACTACCTTGTAACTAATTCTTCTGTCAATTTTTTTCTGCTCCATTTCTTTTTACCTCTCTGTTCTTTATGTATTTATTATATCATGGAGTAGGAAGTTTGTCAAGCATTTTTTTTATTTATTTTTATTTTTTTTGTTTGCTCTTGACTTCTGTTCCCCTCAACTGATAAACCTATTATAAGCCATCTTGACCAAAAGTGCAATAGGCAATCTGTACAAAGATAACAGAAAAAGTTTGTGCAGATTGCCAGTTGACACAGGTCCAGTAGCAAAGTGCCCAATTTCGGGAAAATTTAAGCGAGAAAATTTGTGCAACTTTTTGCTTGACAAAAGCTGAGCCGTGTGGTATAATGGAAATTTCGCCGGCCCAGGTGCGTGGCCGGCGCGCCATTTTACATCATCTCCTGGAATTTGTCAATAGGCAATTTAAACAAAAATTTAGAGTCAAGTTTGTGCAACTTGACTCTTGACTTTTTACTTCTCACCATCCTCAAATTCATCGAGATAAATAGACCAGCCTTGCCACTCGCCATACTTTTCTATGTTGTCTAATGCTTCCAGTCTTGTTTTTCTGTCTACTCCCAGAAGAATATTCTCTCGAAAGTATTTTACTGCATTATCCCATTCCAGAAAGTAATGATCATCAATGCTGTCCACAAACCGCAAAACCCAGAACATTTGTTTGCCCCCTTTCAATCCTCGTAGAAATTCACTGGATAAATCTGCTCATCGTAGTAATAGCCTTCTTCTTCCATCTGTTGGCGCGCTTCTTCTTTTTCTTTTTCCTCACTCTCTTTAAACCGATAGTTTAAATAATAGGTTTCAAAGGCTTGCATTGCTAACTCTTTTGTTGCATACGCTCCAATGTCTCCATCACTATCCCAAACGTAAATTCTTTTCATTGTATCAGCCTCTTTTCTTTTTTCTTTATTATACCACTGTTGGCGCCCCCTGTCAAGGGGAAATTCTCAGAAGCTTCTGAGAATTTCCATGATATTCTGAACATCGAAAGCATTTGCGCCCCATTCTGTTCTGTTTCTTTCTTCATCATCGAACAGGAAACCTGTTCTGTCAGATACTACCGAACTTTTTGGTGTTCCATAAGTGACAATTTTGATTTCATCCCATTCAACACTCGGAAGATGTTTAGCAAGCCATTTCAGCTTTGTTGCGGTAACTTCTGCATTGAACTCTGGTGAGCCACTCTTGGAAAGCCATGATACAATTCCGATTCTGTAACCGCTGTTCTGCAATCTGTGAAGCTGTCTTGCGAAACTTGAAAAGTTTAAAAGCGGTTTTGCAATTTCATAAGGTCTTGTGTTCGAGTTCATTAAATCTTCCAGCCATCCCTCTACTCCATAGAAGTTTGCGATTGTTCCATCCATGTCGAAATAAATTGTTCTTGTCATTTTATCTACCTCTTTCTTTCTTTCTTTTGATAATATTATTATAACCTATTTTTTGGTAATTGTCAAGTATTTTCTTTTAACTATTTTAAAATTATTTTGTAGCCATTAGCGTCCTTTTCTACCACATACAAGAACTGATTTTCTTTTAAATACTTTTCTGCCTTCTCAAAAGCTTCCTTAGTTGTGTACAAGATTGACATTTCATTTACCTCTCTTTCTGATACTAATTATAGCAGATGCAGAACCGCTTGTCAAGCGGTTTTCTGCATTTTCTGTAATTTTTTCAAGGTTCTTACACAAACAATCTGTGCACCATTAAATTTTACCTGTATTTCTTTTCCGTCGATGTTCAAATCTCCTTCAACGTAAAATGGAACATTGTCTTTTCCTCTAAACTCCTGTCCGTTTAATTCAGAAATAATTCTTTCAAACTCAACGCCTTTGTTGTATCTGCCGTTTAAAATTTCTTCTGAACCTAAGCACGTAGCGCCTTTTTTAATAAGCTGTTCTTGGTATTTCTGCGGAAGTCTGAACTGTAATTTTTCAGCGCCACCTTTTTTACTGGATTCATGTTCTACTCGCATGAATCTCGGCATGATTTCATCAACCTGAATCATGTAAACGAAGTGTTTGTAAATAAAACCTAAGATGTAAGCATCTGCCGCACTGAACTTTCTATAATTTTTAATCATTGTCTGTTTTGTCATTTTTGATTTCCTCTCTTTCATTTGATAATGTTATTATAGCACTGAACGTGCGGTTTGTCAACACTTTTTTTTATTTATTTACAATTTTGTCAAGTAAAATTCCTAGATAGTATTCTGCAAAAGTGCATGGACGCATTACAAAATCTTCTTTATTCCATTTATCATACTTAAGCGCCATTTTATTAAGCATCTGCTGTTTATTCCGAATTGGATATTTTGATTTAATAAAATAATTATTTGAATCCCCAGTAATTTTGACTAATCCGTAATACATTCTGTTTACCTCTCTTTCTATCAATTATTATACTCTAACTCTTTCAACCTGTCAAGAGTTTTTTCAATATTTTTCTGATATTTATGTGTTCGATTCTCTCGACACCATTCACATGAGCCATGATTCCGACATTGACAATCAATTGCCTTTGCTCCTCTATACATTTTTCTATGTTCTTTTCCGCTCATTATTGCCTTTTCCATGCTCATTGTTTTATCTCCTCTCTTTTGATACATTTATTATAACAGAAGGGGTTGAACTTGTCAACCCCTTTTCTTAAAATTTTTCTGTAAAAATTACATAACCTTCACGATAACCGCCGAAACAATCATCAAATTCTTTGTCACTACCTTCAATTTCATAATCGTTAATAAGATAATTAACTAACTGATTTCTAAATTTACGAATCCATTTTCTATCTTTTCTTGCAAATTCTTTCATTTTATTATTCCAAAGGAATGTTCTTGTATTAACTTCCAGACCATCAGAATCAAAAGTCTCACAAATTTTTGGAATGTTTCTGTCAAGAACCTCTTTAGCCTGCTCCTCAGACCACACAAGCTTTTCGCCCTGTTTCTCTTTATATTTTTCAGCTACTCGGTATCCGACATAGAGAGGATACAGAACCACTCTCATAACCTTGTAGCCATTCTCATTCCACCATTCTCTAACAACATGCTCTCTCTTTACCTGTCTTGCATTCATCATTTCTTCAAATCTCATTTTATTTACCTCTCTTTCTTTTGATAATATTATTATAACGCCTTTACGTTCATTTGTCAATACTTTTTTTAAATTAGTTGAAAACAATTCATGATGTTAACGTAACTATTGCAAGAAAACTCTCTAACTGTTTTGGATAAAAACTTCAACATGATTTTTTTAACAATAGCTTCTGGTAAAGTCTTCATCATTTCCCTTTCGATAGTATTGTAAATTCCATTCGGCAATTCATACATCTTCATGGTGTCAAACTCTTCTATTGTCAATAATCTCATCTTCAAGTTCCTCATCCTTCATTTGATGATATCATTATACCACCGCCCATTCCAGAAGTCAAGCAAAAAATTGCACAAATTTCAGGATTTTTACTACCAAATATTTGTGTAATCTGTCTATTGACAAAATTGCGGGGTGGTGGTATAATTGAAAATTCCGGCCGCAAGGACAGTGCGCGGCCGGCCAAAATTGAAACAAAAAAAGAGCTAATTACTTAGCTCTTTCACTTAAACATCAACTTAATAATTATCACCGCAACCCAAACCACAAAGGCCAGACTCCAGGTGAATGTAATGAATACCCCGGCGAACTGAAGGACAAACAGCAGAAGCCAAAGCAGGCCCGCAGTAATAAAGAAATCCGCCACTAATGCTAAAACTACTAATGCAATCATGTTTTTCTCCTTTCTTTTAGAAGCTGGGAGCCTTTCCTCGGCATCGCCTTGTGTTCAAGACAACACTGGTACTTTTGGCTCCCGACACCTCTCTTTTGATAATTTAATAATACCACACTTTTGGTTATTAGTCAAGCTTTTTTCTTGTTCTATTTACAGGTTCAAATAAACATGCATCAGCGAAAAAATAAATAACATGAGACCATTTTAAAGATTCTTTTGCATAGACTAATAAATCTTCTTCTGTTGGATTCTCTGGGATGCCTGATTTTCTCCAAGTGTCAATGCTTTCTTGACACTCTGTATTCATTACGTATTTTTCCATCTGTTGGAGTAAATGAACTCTTATTTCTATTATTTCTTCCTTGCTATACATTGCGCTCCTCCTCTTTCTTGACAGTGAACTGTAACAGTTCTATTAAGTCTTTTACATCATCTATTGTTCCAATCTCAATGGCGTGTTCGCAATCACAAACATAGAAAATTCCATTATCTTGTTCAATTTGTTCAATGCTCATTTTTCCTTCTCCTCTCTAAGAATCTTGTTAATGAGGTTTTTAATTTCTTTTAAATCTTCTAAATCACAGTAAACCTTATCGCCCCAACCGCCTTTAATTGTGTATGGATAATTTTTATCGTCGCTTCTTTCGATCGTCATTGTATGCAACTCCTTTTCTTTTTGATAATGTTATTGTATCATAGGGGCTGACATTTGTCAACCCCCTTTTTAAAATTATTTCTGACTGATATTAAAATCATCATTTCTATCATACAAGTAGTTTGACATGAAATCTGTCTCTTCACAGCCATTTATCATCATCAAAGAATACTCTTTATCTCCGAACCCATACAAAAGCTGTCTTACAGTTTTACCTTTTGCGTAAGCATAACCGCATTCCCATGCAGTTCCGCTGTCTGAATACATCCCGAAGTTGAGAACCCATACTTCATCAGCTTTGTCGATTGCATCAACATCCTGCTGAAAAACCTTTCTGCCCCATGTCGCGTTATCAAGCTCCCACGCATTTTCGACTTCATGTTCTATTGGAGCGTAGACTTCCAAACCTTGCGCGCGCATCTTCTGGAGAATCTGAACATACATTACTCTTTCATTATTTTTGAACCATGGACTTGCTAAATAAATCATTGTATCGACCTCTTTTCTTTTTGATAATGTTATTATAACCTATTTTTTGGAAATTGTCAACAACTTTTTTACGTTTTAGGTTTGGACTTAATGCCCAAACCTAATGTAGTGATTCATCCAGTTTTCGCCAAACTGTTTTTTAAATTCTTCCACATACTCTGGATAGTTCTCATTGACTGACAGTTTGTAAATACTATCATAGTCCATTGTAGTTACCCACTCACAGTTAGTTCCCTTGTAAAACCTCAGCGTGTCAAGAATCCAGTTCATTGACTCTTGAGATAAATCCATTGCAATAACCTCTCTCAGAGTTATTACCTGCCCATTAAACAATGGTTCAATGTCAAATCCTGTTACCTTAGTTCCGCTAATCTTTGGCTCGAATGTCATGTTCATCAATTCCTTTCTTTCTTTTGATAGTATTATTATAACATGGGGTCGACTAAATGTCAACCCCTATTTCTTTCATTTCTTGAAAAACTGATGTGATGAATCTTCCAACCAGTTTTCCATCAGCTGTCTTGTACCTAACTACATCCCTGAAAATGTCAAACATCTGTACTTCGGTAGCACCTTTGACAACCCGCAAATAATTACACAGCTTTTCGAGTTCTTCCATTGTTATTTTCATTGTATCAACTCTCTTTCTTTTTTGATAATATTATAATATCATATTTTTTGGTAATTGTCAATAGATGTTTTGCACATGTTAGGTTTGGGGCTTGATGCCCCGACCTAACGAACAGTGAAGTAACTTCTTTGATTATACATCAGTTTGCGCACTTTGCCAGTTTGTACTAACTTGTGTAACATTGCACTGCATTTCTGTGCATTACATCTTCCATAGAAAACATTAGCAATGTCTCTCGCTGTGTAGCTGTTCATTGGATTCAAAGACAGAAAAGTAAGAATATCTGATTGCAGTTTCTCATAATTAATTCTTTTCAGTGCGCTTTCTTGTCTTTTTGTACTTGAAACCATTGTATCAACCTCTCTTTCTTTTGATACTATTATAACAGAAGGGGTTGAGTTTGTCAACCCCTAGTTTTAATCATCTTCTGTCTCCCAGTACTCTTCATCTTCATCCCAGAATGCCGCAAAATCATCACACTCTTCTATTGGATTATCAATCACGCAAGTTCCATCTTTCTTCCAATAGGGACAATCCCAACCATTCACAGGGCAATACACTTTCTTCATCTTATCAGTTCCTTTCTTCTTTTGATACTATTATTATAACAGAATCTGATTTGCTTGTCAATATCTTTTTAAATAAACTTTGAAAAGTTCTACATTGACTGAACCCTCATCATCAATCCAGCTAAATGCATAACAATCAACATCAAACCTTGGAGTTTCAAGAACGCATTCATGCGAAATGTCATAGTTTAACTGTTCAAGCTCTGCCCATTCCTCCAAAGCTTCTCCAAAAGTCTGACATTTTTCATTATAAAGTTTTAACTCTCCAACCTCATCATAGAAACCTTTTGCTTTAAAAAAATTTATTAAGTTCATTATTTGTATTTCCTTTCTTTTTTCTTTTATTATAGCAGGGATTGACTTAGTTGTCAACCCCTATTTTAAATTTCCATTTACAAATTTTTTGATATTTCACAGGAATCAAAGAAACAAATTTTTTCTGGTCATCTAGAGACAATTCTTGCAGTTGCTTTACTCTCATTGAAAAAGGATTGATTTTTCTTTTTATTAAGAAGGGAAAAGTTCTAACAAAGAGGAAAGTCTGAACTAAATACCTTCCTGCATCCACCAGTGCAAGCACTGGAAAGTAGAAAACTTCTTCATCCATTAAATAACCAATCACATACACCGCAAGTGCTCCAATAACAATACCTTTTAACATTTTACCAACCTCTTTCTTTTTTCTTTTATTATAACACCAAAATGTTAGGTTGTCAACAAGAAATTATAATTTCTTGTTGATTTCCGTTACATTGTATTTCACATGGTATTTCTGCAAAATATCTTTTACAATAGCGCTTTCTTCTCTGGTTTTGCTAAAAATGTCAATATTGTAATAGGTTTCATTCTTGTAAATTACTTCACCGCAAGTGTAACTAACTGAGAATGGTTCTAACTTGTGAATTAGTCCTTTATCCTTTGAAGTAACTGAGATTTTCCACAAACAGTCTTTCTTGCATTTTTCCATGAGCCAGATTGATGCATACACTCCAATTAAGTTTGTTAAAATTGTTACTGTGACTGTGATACCTAAATCAAGGCTTGCTAATTGCTTTACTACCACTGCATAGAACCCGTAGGATAAAGCATTGATTGCCGCCGCGGTCTTTTTGCCTGCGCGCACAGTTAAGATTGATTTCATTGTAGATAACATTACATTGACTAAACTACATGTAAAAAATATTATAATTGCTTCCATTCTTTTATTCTCCTCTCTTGGAACTATAACTATTATACTCCGAAAGGGGTTGTTTGTCAACCCCTATTCTGATAAAATTGAAAAGATTCTGTCAAATAATTCTTCGCCCTGCTTTGCATCCTTCTGGTCAGCGAAATCAATTCTAGCAGTCTGACCGCTACTATAGTTAATAAAAATTGTAATGTTATACAAGCTGTATTTCTTTCCGTAAGAAGTGTGAGTGTGTTCAGATACTCTTTTCTCTACCTCAATAACGTTTTCCAGTGATACGATTTTATTTTCTGATTTAATAAGTTTCATTTTTATTTACCTTTCCTTTCCTTATCTGATGTAATTATTATACCATGGGGCTGACCTTTTGTCAACCCCTTTTGGAGAATTTTTTAAAAAACTTTTTCGATTCCTTTATCTTTGAGATACTCGCAAAATTCATCTGCTGTGAGTAAATCCATAACTGCTTTGATGCTAAGGTTGCTTTCTTCTTCATACGCAATCTTGTATTCAAATGATTTAAACTGTTTCTCAGTAAAGGTTACAACTCCATCGAAGTAGTCAAGCACTGAGAATTTAAGAACAGGTTTCTTTGTAAAGAAAGTCTTGCCCATCTCCGCATTCATAATGAGGTTACTTTCTACTATTTCCTTAGCATCCTCAAAGCTTGTAATTTTAATGCTTTCATAACTGCTTTGAATAGCTTCTTCCTCTTCCATGTAATGAAGATGCCTAAACATGCTAGTTTTTCTCCATTCTGTTTCACCTTCAAATCTTACATAAACTCTATAATTATAAATCTTTTTCATTATCTTCATGTCCTTTCTTATCTCTCTTGATGGTATTAGTATAGCACAGCTTGCGCGCTTTGTCAACAATAATTTTGTACAAAATAAACAATACGTTTTTGTGCAAGTTGCACTGTGTTAAATTTTTAACAATCTCGCTTCGCTGACCCTAAAACCGCACGTACAAGAAAAAAACAAAAGGGCGGTTTTTCTCCGCCCCCCTTTTTACTCTTCCCACTCATGGTCAATCAGCTTCGCCGCTTCCATCCATTCATCAAACAGGTATTCAAGATGAATTGAAACCGCGCTAAATACGAATCCGCAAATACCCCCAACCAAAAGTGACTTAATAGACAGCCCTGCATAGCCCCATACAATACCAGCTCCTAATACTACGCAAATAATAACGATGATTTTAACCCTTGTTTTTTCACTCATTTCTTTTTCCTCTTTTCTGGTTATTCTTTTCTTCCTTACATTATTATAATATCATAATTTTTGGTAAAAGTCAATACTTTTCTTTTAATTCTTACAATAATTCTTCTTCTGAAACCTCTTTAATCTGTACCCCAGATAGTACCCCCTTCTTATTTAACACCCACAAAAGGTCCTCCACTGAGACAACATGGTTTTCTACTAACACCTCTCCTGAATCTGCATCCATTACTCTTTCCCAATCTTCACTCTTAATTAGTGTTACTCTCATAGTATCATCCTCTCTTTGGCTTGCTATCATTGTGATAGCAAGCCTTTACTCTTGCTTAGTGTGTCACTGTGTATGTCACTATCTCATCATCTGTGATGTCCTCTGTGCCCATGCTGTCCATGACCAGTGTTACCTTATCGCCCATGCTCATGTCTACATCTTCCATTGCCCAGAGATAGCCATCTGTATCTTCCAGTCCTACATACTGTACACCATCATACTCATTAACCTCATACACTGTAGCATTTACTGTGTAAGTGTGTCCTGTGTTACCTGCCATCATCATTGCTACTGCTATCAATACCGCCTTCATCATTATCTACCGACTCCTTTCTTTCCTTACCTTGTATAGACATTATAGCACACGCACTGCCCTTTGTCTACTGGCAGATTGCACAAAGATGCGTGATGAAGTTTGTGCAATCTGCCGATTGACACTCGCTAATTACCAAATTATAGGAAGTTGATGATTAGCAAGCTTGCATGCCTCTTGGATCGAGAAATATTGAGCCATCATTTTAATCGAAAACTCGGTCCATCTCCTGCGTCAATGGCCCGGTGCGCAACGCTCGCGCGACACGCTTCTCAGAAAACGCGACAATACGTTTTAGACATTTTTTCCGAGATAGTTTTGAAATAAAAAATCATTAGACTGAATGATGCTTAGTGGGGGGTGTATTTCGGGAGAAAAAATTTTTTCATTTTGAATTTGATATTCCTCTGGGCATAATTCCCACCAAATCGATTTCAGAAACGAGATTACGATATTATCTCTTTCAAAATCCTATTTCTCTTCTTCTGGCTCTTCTTTATCTACATAATAAATTTTATCAATTTCAGGATTTTCAAAATTAGGTTTCCTATCCTGATATACTAAGTCCTCTATTTCTCGGCCCCAATGCGGATACAAAAAAATCTTAATTCCTTTTTCTTTTGCATATTCAATCGTTTCGTATGTTCCGCCTTCTTCAATACCATCCCAAACCGCAATCAAAATATCTGAATGGTCAACCATCCACTTGTCTCTAAAGCCATAAGAATCTTTTCCGTCATTATATTGCGGATACAAAAAAATTACATTTCTAGCACTTTCCATTAAATTAATCTCTTTATCATGGAAAGTTTTTCTCCAACTTGGATAAATACATGTATAAGGAATCTTATTATACTTTGCGCACTCTGCCGCAATTTGATCTACCCCTTGCGCCATTCCAGTAAAAAATTCTTCCGGTCTAATCTCCTTCAAAGTATCTTCAATCCAATTTCTAACATACCATTCATGACCGGCTAATCTTCCAGGTCTATGCCCGGTTATCATCGCTCTCATTTACCCTTCAATAACCTCCTGTAGTTCAGTTGGAATTTCTGCGCCAAGCTCTTTTAAAACTTCTGCGGCTGCCAAATATTTTCCATCTACCGATCCATAAGGCGCCAGTAAAATATAATCCTTTCCTTCAATTTCTGCGGTAAAAAATTCCATCTGATTATTTTCTGAATTTATATACATGCGCGCCCGCAAACTCTTAGGAATTGTAATTCTTCCTAAATCATCAATTTTTTTTACTACATTTTCCGGTTTAACTACTACCATTATTCATTCTCCTTTTTTCTCATTCAATGTCCAACATTTTTTATTAAATAGACTACAATTTAAATTACATTGACCTCCATAGCCTTCACAGGGATGAAGTTCTTCCAAAAGGAAATCAAGACAGTGATTGTGCGCGGTCTTGATATCCCACATCATGCTATCCCAACCCCATTCCTCGAAAACTCTGCGCGCAATATATTCATCTCTCATTTTAATATATTCTTCTGTTGAAACTTTGATTTTACCATCATCTTTGTTTTCTTTTTCTTTTCCAAATAAATTTTTAAAAAATGGATTTGCGATATTTTTCTCTTTAGCGACTTTTTTAAAATCACTACTATATTTTACTCTTGCGGCCCCACTTCCACTTAATACTACCATTTTATATTTCCTCCACTATCATCATCATCCCATCCTTCTGGGAAAATAGCATTTAAAATTGCTTCTAATATATTTACTATTGCAAAAAAAGGACCTCCAATAATAAAAATAAAAAATACTATAAGCTTATCTTTTAAAGATAATTCTGCCATTATTGGTGCGTATTCCAATAACACAATACATGAAATAATGAGCCATAAAATTTCTATGAAAATAAATTCCTTCAAACTGTAAGCTCCCTTCCTATTTCTTACTTTTATTATAACAAAAATTTTGGGTTTTGTCAAAAAATTTGACTTTGCCCAAAAATTCTGGTATACTAAAATTAGAGAGTGGAGGTGACCTAACATAATAAAGTTAGATTATACATTAGAAACTCCTGTAGAACGAAACGAGTTGGTAAAACAAATTCTGGAAGAAAATCCAGAACCAAATGATAAATATTTAGAAATTCTTGCCGACTACTTAGTTCTTTGTATGGAGAAACAAGAAAAGAAAGAACGTAAAATTATTACGGAAAATCGAATGACTACAGTTAATAAGAGAGAAACATCATTCGAGGGGCTTGTTTCCCAGCTTGAAAATGGCGAAGATGGTATTTATAATTTAATAAATGAAAGTAAAACAACAATTTTTCAACCAAAAGTAAAAATAACCAAAAAAGATTTAGAAGAAATCCAACCCTTAAGACAACTAAAAGAAGCCATAGATATTTGGGAAGCAAAACTAAAAAGAGCAGAGGGCAAGGATGCTTTTATTATAAAGAAAGCTTTAATTGAGATGCGCAAAGACCAATATATTATTAAAAATGCGTATCGTAAACCAATAACAATGACAAAGTTTGTCCGCTCAAAAATGCCGACAAAATTAGAAGAATCATTTTCTTTTGATGCCGATGGATATATTATTCCAGAAGGCGTTTCACTATGTGATCCAAAAGTTTGTTCTGCTATTTTATGTAATTATTCAAGACTAAAAGAAGATTCTTGGGGCCACCATGATAGTGATTTATGGTATCTCATGGATGATTTTGATTCAATCTCTGGGCGAGCCCTTGAAGAATATCCAATGTATAGAAAAATTGTCGAGTGCAAAATTGATGGATTACAAAATGTTGAAATCCAAAAGGAGCTTAAAGATGAATTTGGCGTTACGCATAGTCTAGAATATATTTCATCTCTTTGGCGAAAGAAAATTCCAAATTTAATAGCATCTCAAGCTGAAGATGAAACCCTTGATTGGTATTTCTTAACACAAGAAAAAGGCAAATATAAAAGATGCAGTAGATGCGGCGAGATTAAGTTGGCGCATAATAAATATTTTAGTAAGAATAAAACAAGTAAAGATGGTTTTTATTCTATCTGTAAATGCTGTAGAAATTCAAAAACGAAGGCCAAGAAAGCTTAATTTGCTCCTGGTATTTTCATAATTTTAAAAGGAGGAATTAGTATGGCAGAAAATTCAGTTTTCTATTGTGATAAATGTAAGAAAACTATGCGGGCTGATGAATTCTATGGCTCGAACAATTTAATAAAATATCCAAATGGAAAATTAAATCAATGTAAAAAATGTATTACCATGCATGTGGATAATTGGAATCCAGAATCATTTTTGTGGATTTTACAAGAATGTGATGTTCCTTATATTCCAGATGAATGGGATAAATTGTTAGCTTCGTATGCGCGCGACCCTAGTAAAGTTACTGGCATGACAATTTTAGGCAGATATTTATCTAAAATGAAATTAAAACAATTTAAAGATTATCGTTGGGAGCATACTGAGTTTTTACAAGAATTAGCTAATCATAAGATTGAAGAAGCTATGAAACGACAAGGGTATGATGCGGCTGAAATCGCGCAAGTTATTTCAGAAAAACAGCTTTCAGTTCCAGAAGGTGGATATACTGAACCTGTGTATGAAGAACCAGCAGTGCCGCAATATTATACCGCAAATGAAGATGAGGATTATTTTGATCGGTCTAATGGAGATGATTCTTTAGACTTAACCGATGAAGATAGAACTTATTTAAGACTAAAATGGGGAAAAACTTATAAACCAGAAGAGTGGGTAAAGCTGGAACAGCTTTACACTCGTATGACTGAATCATACGATGTCCAGGGAGCTGGACATGAGGATATTCTGAAGCTTGTGTGCAAGACTTCTATTAAAGCTAATCAGCTTTTGGATATTGGTGATGTGGATGGCGCCCAGAAGATGGTTAAAATGTATGATTCGCTAATGAAGTCTGGTAAATTTACTGCGGCTCAAAATAAAGCTGAAAATGGTGAATTTGTAAATTGTATTTCTGAGTTAGTTGAGGTTTGTGAAAAAGAAGGATTTATTCCTAGATATTATGTAGATGGACCAAAAGATAGAGTTGATGAAACTTTAGCAGATTTAAAGAATTATACTCATTCTCTTATTGTAGAAGAAATGAATCTTGGTAACTTGATTGAATCTGCCGTTAAAGAAATGGCAAAAGAGGAATCTAAGGAAGAGGATGAAGATATTGAAGATGAATTAAGTTATGATGAAATTGATGAATTAAAAGATCAAGATTTTGAAGATTATAACCAATTCCTTGAAGATGAAGAGATTAGTGATGAAACTATCAATGAATTTCTGAAAGGTGGAGACGTATAATGGCATTACAGGATTTAATAGACCTATCAGGTAATCAAAAAAAGATTGGTCTTTCCGAAGAACGTGTGCGAGCCATTGTCCCAGTAGCTAGAGAGTATATCTCCTTTTGGAGAGAGTATCCAGACTTATTCATTGATTTTTTATTAGAGAAAGGCGGAAATCCACAGGATTTCCATTTCTTCTTTTATCAAAGAGTATTTTTGCGCGCGGCGATGCGGCATCAGTATGTTTATGCGGTATTCCCTCGAGCTTATAGTAAATCATTCTTATCTATCATGGTTTTAATGTGTAGATGTATTCTTTATCCAAAATGTAAATTATTTGTTACTTCTGGTGGTAAGGAACAGGCTGCGGGTATTGTAAAAGAAAAAGTTCAAGAAATTTGCACTTTAATACCGGCCTTTAAACGAGAAATTAATTGGGGCCGTGGTGTAACCCTTGAAGGTAAAGATTATTGTAAGTATGTATTTAATAATGGATCTTACTTTGATAATATCGCGGCTAGAGAAAGTTCTCGTGGTAAACGTCGACATGGCGGTCTAATCGAGGAGTGTGTAGGTGTAGATGGAAAGATTCTTTCTGAAGTTATTATTCCTACTATGAATATTTCTCGTATGTGTATGGATGGTTCTACACATCCAGAGGAGCAATTAAATAAATCTCAAATTTATATTACGACTGCAGGATGGAAAAATACATTTCCTTATGATAAATTAATTCAGCTTCTGGTATGGCAAATTGTTAAACCGGAAAAGTCTATGGTTTTAGGCGGAACTTATCGTATTCCAGTTTTAGTAAAACTTCTTGATAAGAATTTTATTCGAGATCTAAAAATGGATGGAACTTTCAATGAGTCTTCATTTGATCGAGAATATGAAAGTATTTGGTCAGGAACTGTAGAAGATGCTTTCTTTAATGCTGAAACATTTGATAGAAATAGAATTCTTAAACAGCCAGAAAAAGAAGCATCTGGTCGAATTGGTAAATCAAGTTTTTATGTTATTTCACTTGACGTTGGTCGTAAGGGCTGCGATTCTGTTGCATGTATTTTTAAGGTAACACCGCAACCGCAAGGAGTTTCAACTAAACAATTAGTTAATATTTATACAATGTCTGATGAGCATTTTGAAGACCAGGCTATAAAAGTTAAAAAATTATTCTATAAATATAAAGCAAGACGTCTTGTTATAGATGGTAATGGTATGGGTATTGGACTTCTGGATTATATGGTTAAACCACAAACTGATTCAGAAACTAATGAATTTTATCCAGACTTTGGAGTTTATAATGACGATGAAGGATTTTATAAGAAATATAGAACTGTAGATTGCGAACAAGATGCAATTTATGTTATAAAGGCTAACGCGCCAATTAATACTGAGGCACATGCAAATGCGCAAACTCAGCTTTCTTCTGGAAAGGTTAAATTCTTAATTGATGAGCGTGTTGCTAAGACAAAATTATTGGGAACTAAAGTAGGTCAGAATATGAAACCAGAAGAAAGGGCAGAATATTTAAAACCATTTACTTTAACTTCCATATTAAAGGAAGAGATGATGAACCTTCGTGAGGAAAATGAAGGTGTTAATATTATCTTAAAACAAGCAAATAGAGGTATCAGAAAAGATAAATTTTCTGCCTTTGAGTATGGATTATATTATATAAAACAAGAAGAAGATAATAAGAAAAAGAAGAAAAAGTTTAATGCTAAGGAATGGAGATTCTTAAATTAAGCATGAGAGGAGGGGTTGTATGCGCGCGTCGAGAGGTGAAATTAAAATCGAAGAAATTTTGACAGAATCTGGATTGCCATTTAAGATGGAATATATTTTTCCAGATTTGCGGAGCCCAAATGGGCGGCCCCTTCGTTTCGATTTTGTAGTCTTTGATGATGATGGAAATATTGATTTTATTATCGAATTTCAAGGTAAACAACATTATGAACCTAGTCAAAAATTTGGTGGTAAAAGAGGTTTCTACCAACAGCAATTTAATGATAATAAGAAACGAAGATTTTGTGCGTTACATGATTTTAAATTAATTGAAATTCCATACACTGAAGAGAACCTCATTTCATATGATTACATTATGAAGAAGGCTGGATATTAAAAGGAGGTGGAATTTTGGAAAATAGACAGGAAGAAATTCATGCTAAAGGCTTTAATATGAATGACACTTATCGCGATCATGTTGATCCATTAGATTATGGTAAAATTAAAGTTGGAACAAAAACTCTTGATGATGCTATTTTAAATCTAGGGTCTATACGAAAAGCGCATAGAACTTATGGAAATAAGCAAGTTGTTCTTAGAGCTTTAGGTGAACGAAATCTACCTTTATTAAGAGAAATTTCAAATTACTTTTATTCTACTAATGGTATTTACTCCAGAATGTGTAATTATACCGCTTTTCTTTATAGATATGATTGGTATATTGTTCCAGAAATTCTTGATGATACAGTAAAAGAAGAAAAGATTTTAAAAGAATTTAATAACCTTTTGAGTTTTTTAGATAATACTCATATTAAAAAACAATGTGGTGATATTGCTTTAGAGGTTATTAAAAATGGGGCTTATTATGGTTATATGGTTCCCTCTGAAGATGGAATTATTTTACAACAATTACCTATAAATTATTGTCGATCAAGATATTTTGTTGGAGATTCTCCCGCAGTAGAATTTAATATGAGATTTTTTGATGATAATTTTAGAGATATAAATTATCGTTTGAAAGTCTTAAAGATGTTTCCAAAAGAATTCCAAGAGGGATACTTGAAATATAAGCAGGGAAAACTCCCGATTGATAACATGGGTGATCCTTTTGGAACATGGTTTTTACTAGATCCGCAATCTACGGTTAAATTTAATTTTCATAATAGTGATATTCCACTATTTGTTAATGCAATTCCAGAGATTTTAGATTTGGATGCCGCGCAAGAATTAGATCGTAGAAAACAGATGCAGCAATTATTAAAAGTCGTTATTCAAAAATTGCCACTAGATAAAAATGGTGATTTAGTATTTGACGTTGATGAAGCAAGAGATATTCATAATAATGCGGTTGATATGTTGCAGCATGCTATTGGAGTAGATGTTTTAACAACATTTGCAGATATTACTGTAGAAGATATGGCTGATAGTAATACAACTACTACAACAGATGATTTGGAGAAGATGGAACGTGCAGTTTATAATGCTTTTGGTACTTCTCAAAATCTATTTAATACAGATGGAAATTTATCTCTTGAGAAATCAATTTTAAACGATGAGTCAAATATAAGAGATTTGCTTTTACAATTCCATATATTTTATGATAGAGTAGTTCAGTCAAAATGTAATAATAAAAGAAAATACAAATTTAGATTTTATATGTTAGATACGACTCAGTATAATTATACCGATCGTGCAAAAATGTATAAAGAGCAAGTTCAGAATGGTTATTCTAAAATGTTACCTCAAATTGCAATGGGACATTCACAAAGTTCTATTATTCATACTGCTTACTTTGAGAATGAGATTCTTCATTTAACTGAGATTATGATTCCGCCATTAATGAGCTCAACTTTAAATGGTGAAGATAT